CTATCTATGCTGGTGTTCACGGCACTGGTATTTTTGCCGATTTTCCCCGATACACGGATCAAGGCCCTATCGGATTTGTTTGGGCTTTTCTATATCGGGCAGGCTGGCGTAGTGGGAGCATACATGGGCATGACGGCGTACATGTCCAATAACGGGAAACGCTAATGGACCCGTTGACCATAGCCGCCGCAATCACAGCTACCAAGACGCTGGTTAAGAGTGCGCGAGGTGTGCAAGAGATTGCACACGGGATTGACTCGTTGTTTCACGCGCAAGAGGCGCATGAAGAGAACAAGAACAAGGCGCCCGGTAGTTCTATTGGTGCGAAGAACAAACAGATCTTGCAGAAACGTGCGTCTGACGATGGATCGGAGACGTCCATGTCTGCGGCTGCGGCTGCGATTATTGAAGAGAAACAACTCAAGCAACAGCTGGATGATCTCCGTGACGAGATCAACCGCAAGTGGCCTGTGCCTGTGGGCGAGAAGAGCACATGGGATTTGATTCTTGCGGAGCGCGAGAAGAGGGTTGCGGCGAAGAAGGAACGTGAGAAGCAAGAGAAGATTCTTGCTGAAGAGCGTAGAGAGAAACGTCAGAAGCTTTTGATTGAGATTGGTAAGGGTCTGGCTGTTCTCTTGGTTGCTGGGGGAATTGCTTGGTTCTTGTGGTGGGCGTATACAAGTGGACCGGCAGTGAGGTAAAGATGGAACTTGGAGCGAGTCACGCGATACAGGGTATTATGGTACTGGCGACGGTGGCCGGCGGCTATGCTGTAGTGAAAAGTAATCTTAGTCGCGTCATGCACGATCTTGAAGATCATATCAAAAGCGCGGAAGATAACCGTGAGAAGTTTGACGCGAGGCTTGATAATGCGGAACAGGAACGCGGTAAGATTGCAAATCAGGTTATGACCCTCAAGGGGATAAACTCTCCGACAGAACTAAAGCTTCTGCATAGGGAGCTTGAAGGGCTTCAGAAGGACGTGAAGTGGATCACGAAACAATTAGACCAGCTTTCACACGCACATAACGGCAAGCACCCACCCGTGAAGGACACATGATGGAACCGAAAGACCTTATAACGATAACTCCCGGTGGTGTGACTGTAGCGGCATCTTGGCTTGGGCTTATAGAGACAAGCTTGTCGATATTGCTGCTGCTTGCCAGTTTAGGATTTTTAGCGTGGCGCTGGCGACAGGCTGTAAGGAAAAACGATGGATAAGATACTTATCTGGTGGGAAAACACATTTGGTGGAAACAATGCGATTTGGAACATCGATTACGGCAAGCTCATTATTATTGGCCTTCTGCTGTATCACATTTTCTGGCAATAGCGCCAAGGCTGATGAGAGGGTCTTTGCTGGTTGGATATTGCACATGTTCATATCCGGTCAGTTGAAAGAGTATACACCGAGAGGTGGCATGGCTGAGTGTTTGAAGGTGAAGCGTAAGATACTACGCTCACAAGGCACGGCTGTTGGTACACGTTGGGAGTGCGGTCAGGGAAAACTGGTTCTGCGTAAGTTTGACGCTGGTAGAGATGGCGAGAAATGGTTGCCCGTTGAGCACCTTGGTAAATAGTTATGGCTGAAGAGACGCCTAGAGGACGGAGAGGGAGTGATCAGATAAGGGTCAGCGACAGTTCCGCTATTTCTATGCCGATCCGAAATCTGATTAGCATTGTGGCGGCGGTCAGTGTGGGCGTCTGGGGATATTTCGGCGTTGTAGAGCGGCTGAATAAGCTAGAGACGTTTGAACAGCTTATTGCCAAGGATTTGGAGACAGGACTCAAGGAACTACAGGCCGATATTGCCAAAAACAACGAGTTTCGTATTAAATGGCCAAGGGGCGAGTTAGGACAAGCCAGTGCCGATCAGGAACAGTACCTCCTGATAGAGCACCTCAGTGGCCAGGTTGAGAAGATTCAGAGCCGAATAGAAAAAGATATGAGCAACGGCGTCAACATCACAAGGCTACAGACCGATATGATGGAGGTTCGTAGTTCCATTGAGAAGCTTAAAGATAAGCAACGCGGTTTGATGAATGGAGGATCGTAGGGATATGAAGAAGGGTGGCGAAAAGAAGGTAAAGAAAGTAATAAAGAAACTGAAGAAGGCATCTAAGGCACATGCGGCTCAGGCTAAGACACTGCAAGGAGTTCTTCGCAGTAAATCTAAGAGGAAAAAATCTTGATTAGTCTTTTAGGAAGTCTTCTGGGGTTCGGAACCTCCATAATTCCAGAGGTCATTGGTATTTTCAAACAGAAACAGGCTGACGCCCATCAGCTGAAGATGCTTGAGGCGAAGGCTAAGTACGCCGACCAGATGTCCAAGCTAAAAATAGCCGAGCTGGACGCGCAAGCCGAGATTGAAGAAACGAAAGGACTGTACGAGCATGATAAGTCTATTGACTCTGGAAAATTTATCAATGCTCTCAGGGGTTCTGTGCGCCCTGTCGTTACTTATCTGTTCTTATTAGCGTACTTAACGACGAAAGGAGTTATGATATATGCTATGATCGCCATTCAGAACTTGGATTGGACGGTAGCGATAGACATGGCTTGGCGTGAAGAGACAGATGGCGTAATATTTAGTGCTATAATCAGCTTCTGGTTTGGAAACAGGGCGATGTCAAAGGCCCGTGCATGGCAACAGGACAGGAAAAACTGATATGGCCAAGCTTTGTCCTCGAGGAAAAGCCGCTGCGAAGCGGAAATTTGACGTTTACCCCAGTGCCTATGCGAATATGTACGCGAGTGCGGTGTGCAGTGGTAAGGTAACACCGGGTGGTAAGAAGAAAAAAGCCAAAAAAACCACAACGAAGAAGCGAAAAACCACCAGAACACGCAAAAAGAGCACGACACGTAGGCGCAAACGATGAGTTTACGCAAGTGGGTAGGCGAAAAATGGGTTGATATTGGTGCCCCGAAGAAAAAGGGCAAGTTTCAGCCGTGCGGCCGCAAATCTGCTAAGAAAAGTAAGCGGAAATACCCGAAATGTGTGCCTTTGGCGAAGGCAAAACGCATGACAGCCTCTCAAAGGAAGAGTGCCGTCGCGAGAAAACGTTCAAAAGCGCAAGGTGTTGGTGGAAAACCGACAAATGTGGCGACATTCGCTAAAAAACGCAAAAAAACGACGAAAAGGAGATAAGGATGGCAGTTAAGAAGAAAAAGACTAAAGGTATGGCCAAAGGCGGTCCTGTCCGTAAGAAAATGATGGGCGGGGGCATGGCTTATGGCAAGAAAACCAAGGGTATGGCCAAAGGTGGCGCTGCTCGCAAGAAAATGCGGTACGGCGGCATGGCTGGTGGTAAGAAAACCAAGGGTATGGCTAAAGGTGGTGCGGCAAAACGTAGGTAATGTCGTATCTAATCAGCAACGTTCCTCACTTCAAGTGCTGGGTTCGTAAAGAGTTTACGTGCAATCACTCGCAATATCATGGTGAGTTTATTCATGCTATTGCGTTCGCGGTAAACACCATACCTGACCGTTCTCTGAGCTTCCAAATCGTGTTTACAGGCTGTGAAATCGATATGGAAGGGGGTCCTGAAGAGAATGTCCATGGAGGGGCCATGTGGGCCAGAATGCCCATACAGGCCCTTGTAGCGGATGTTCCGCTTGAGGAGTGGCCAGAGCCTATGGAGGACCATCTGTGCCAGCCATGGGACTGTGAATCAAGAAATCATAGCGTTATTGTGATGGATAGGGTAAGTTCTTCACCATGGTTGTGTAAAATTGACAATAGTTTTCACACGGGAAAGTACTTGTTTACAGTAGATTACACAGATCATGAGATCGCGGATGATCCCGCGCAGCATAAGCAGTCACATGTTATTTATTTGACTGACGCTGGACCGTGGACAGGTAATATTGTTGCGCTGCCAAATAATAGGGTTCGTGCGACAAGTCCAGCTCTGTGGAGAACAGGCGAGGGGGCGCCAGACTTTGCACCTTCACAATGGACACACTCGGCAGAGTCCCATGAGTCCTATCTCGACCCTTCTGTGACCTTCAACAACCTTTATTCTGAAGGCGAGTAAGATGGCTAAGAAGCGTCAAAAGGCCATCCGTAGGACCACGAAAGGCAAAGGCGCTAATTACCGCCCTACCGAAAAGGGCGCGGGGATGACCAAGAGAGGCGTTGCAGCGCATCGCAAAGCCAATCCGGAGTCGAAATTAAAAACAGCAGTTACGGGTAAGGTTAAACCTGGCAGTAAGGCGGCCAAGAGGCGTAAGAGCTATTGCGCGAGGTCACTGGGGCAATTAAAACGGTCTTCTGCTAAGACAAGGAATAATCCAAACAGCCGTATTCGTCAGGCAAGAAGAAGGTGGAAATGTTAGATGGCTGAAACCCCTATTTCTTTGATTGATGGAGCAATGCCCGCTCAAGGCGAGAATCTTCTTGAGGAAGAAGAATCTATTGAGGTTGAGGGACTTGAAGATCCGACAGAGATCATTGAAGAAGAGGATGGTTCTGTCATCATCAACTTTGAGGACGCTGTCAGAGAACAGATGTTCGCAGAGCAAGATGCAAACCTTGCGGAGCTTTTGGACGAACGTGACCTCAATGATATCGCTCAAGAACTCCTATATCTATACGAGGAGGACAAGTCTGGCCGACAGGAGTGGGAAGATGCGTACTCTGACGGTCTTGACCTTCTTGGTATCAAATATGAAGACCGTGAGGAGCCCTTTCGAGGGTCTAGTGGTGTAACGCACCCTGTTATTGCTGAAGCCGTGACACAGTTTCAGTCGCAGGCATACAAGGAGCTTCTGCCCTCGTCTGGCCCCGTTCGCACGGAGATTGTAGGCGCCGTCACTCCAGAAACAGAAGATCAAGCACAGCGTGTTAAGGATTTCATGAACTACGAAATCCTGAATGTTATGCAAGAGTATGATCCTGAAACGGATCGTATGCTCTTCTATCTGCCGTTGGCTGGGAGCGCGTTCAAGAAGATTTACTTTGATGACATGCTGGACAGGGCCGTAGCGCGGTTCGTGCCGGCTGATGATCTTGTTGTACCTTACAATGCTACGGATCTTGAGTCTGCATCTCGTATTGCTCACGTTGTACGCATGGACATCAACAATGTCCGTAAAAATCAGGCGGCTGGGTTCTATCGCGATGTTGAACTGACGCCGTATGAATCTGACGATAGTCTACGAGAGAAAGAGCGGGAACTTGTCGGCGTAGAAAAGACCGTTGATGGAGAAGATTGCACTCTCATAGAGTTTCATATCGACCTTGATTTGAAAGGCTTTGAGCATGTCAGTCCCTTGGATGGAGAAGAAACGGGTATCAAGTTGCCGTATATTGTTACGGTGGATGAGGGGAGCACGACGGTTTTATCGATCCGTCGCAACTGGAATGAAGGCGATGAGTATTACAAGAAGAATCAATATTTCACGCATTACAAGTTTCTTCCGGGGCTAGGCTTCTACGGCCTTGGTCTGCTTCATATGATTGGAGGTCTTGGCCGTTCCGCGACTTCTATTATGCGACAGTTGATTGATGCTGGCACCTTGGCGAACCTACCCGCTGGATTCAAAGCCAGAGGTATTCGCATCCGTGACTCTGACGAACCTCTTGCTCCCGGCGAGTTCCGCGACATTGACGCCCCTGGTGGTGCCTTGCGCGATAGCCTGATGCCGCTTCCCTACAAGGAACCAAGTCAGACGTTGTACTCTCTGCTAGGTTTCGTAGTAGAGGCAGGCCAGAGATTTGCCGCGATTGCGGATCTTCAGGTTGGTGACGGCAACCAGCAGGCGGCTGTAGGGACAACGGTGGCGCTTCTTGAGAGGGGCTCACGGGTGATGTCCGCTATTCATAAGCGGCTTCACTACGCTCAGAAACAAGAGTTCAGGATGCTGGCGAAGATATTCAAGGAATCTTTGCCACCCATGTACCCCTACAACGTCTACGGTGCGGAGTCCTTCATTAAGCAGATGGACTTTGATGACCGTGTCGATGTTATTCCTGTATCTGATCCGAATATCTTTTCTCTATCGCAGCGGATAGCGATAGCACAAACACAGCTTCAGCTGGCGCAGTCAAACCCACAGATGCATAACCTGTTTGAGGCGTACAGAAGGATGTATCAGGCACTGGGGGTTCAGAACATAGAGGCAATCTTGCCTACACCCAAACCTCCACAGCCTACTGATCCAGCGATTGAGAACGCTCGAGCGTTGATTCAAGAGAACTTACAGGCGTTTCCGACACAGGATCATGACGCGCACATTCTGTCGCACATTACGTTCATGAAAACACCTGTTCCAGCAGGCACCCCGCCTGTTCTTGGTCTTCTTCAGGCTCATATCTGTGAGCATATCGCTCTTAAAGCCCGAAATGTAGTTCAGGCAAAAGGTATGATGATGGCAGAAGAAGCTATGGCGCAAGGAATGCAGCCACCTCAGATGGACGTAGAGGCCGAGGTTGCACAGTTAGTCGCGGAATATATGCAAGAAATCATGCCTATGCTTGGACCGCCACCAGGCGCCGATGTTGATCCCCTAGTCGAGCTTCGTGACAAGGAGCTTGATATCAAGGCCATGGATCTCCAACGAAAGGCGAACGAGTTTGCTGCTCGGTTGGACTTTGACCAACAGAAGACGGCAGAAAACCAAGAGATCGATAGGGAAAAAATCGATTCTCAAGAGGATATCGCGCTGTTACGGGCGCAGATTAATCAGAGCCGCATAGACAAAATGGGTTAATTGTTTCACGTGAAACATTAGGAGATAGTTATGGAAGATGTAGAGATGATGAATGAGCCCGTCGAGATCACGATGGAAGAGGTCGATGCACCTCCCCCAAATGCTCCTCAAAGACGTAAAGAGGGCGGTGTGTCTCAGCAACTCATTAAGGGTACTGAGGCTCAGTTTAAGAGCCGCTACTTCAACAGCAACGGTGGACAAGGAACATTCTAATGGCAAAGGGTAGAACGATATCTAGAGATATACTTAATGACGAGAGTGGTCGCACAATATCTGATGCAGATCGTGCTCGGGCAAAGGATATACTTAATGACGAGAGTGGCCGCACAATATCTGATGCAGATCGTATGTTGTTGAGGTATCTGAGAGACAACGATGGCCCAGGTAAACCTAAGAAAACAAAGCTGAGATAATGGCAAAGAAACCCTTGTCTCGGAAACAAAAGAAATTAGCTTCTCTCGCACCACCGCGTAACAAGATCACGGGTGCGGATTTTAAGAAGCTCAAGAAACGTAAGAAGCGGAAAGCTTAATGGAAGATGCTCTTTCGTTCGCTTACGCCGTTCTGAAAGCCATAGAAGGAAGGATTGAGCTTACAGAACAGAACATATTGCAAGGCGCTCCAGACAACATGGAGAAATATCGACAGTTGGTAGGGGAACTTGAAGGCTTGCAGTATGCCAGAACTGAAATCAGAGAACGACTAGATAGGTTGGAGAAAGAAGAATGACCAAAACCTTATACGTGCCAGACCACGTGGCGGAAGCCAAAAGTTCTGTAGCATCAGCATACGTTGCTGCTGACGAGAAGGTGTTGGACCCTTCTCTTTTAGAAGAGTCCTTACAGGAACGACTGCCTCAACCGACAGGATGGCGCATCTTAGTGATGCCCTATGCTGGAAGGGCGACGACAGAAGGGGGTGTTTACATCCCAGACGCTGTCCGAGATCGAGAGGCTTTAGCCACCGTTGTGGCGTATGTCGTTAAGTTAGGACCACTAGCATACAAAGACCCTCATAAGTTTGGAGACGACATGCAACCATGGTGTTCTGAAGGACAATGGGTGTGTATCGGACGTTATGCTGGTGCCCGGTTCAAGATTGATGGTGGAGAGGTCCGAATCATCAACGATGATGAGGTCATCGCTACAATCCTTGAGCCAGATGATATTAAACATGTCTAGAAAGCATAGAGGATATGATGAGCGAAATTACGGAAACGGAAGAAACAAGGATTGATGTCGGAGACTCTGAAGAGACATCAGTAGATGTAGATGTCTCGGCACCTCCTAACCCAGCAGCAGACGGCGTAGAGATAGAGTCCTCTGCTGAAGATGACGGCAAAGAGAAAGAGCTGGACGATTACTCCCGCAAGGCTCAGAGCCGAATCAAGCAACTGACTTCAAAGTATCGTGAAGAAGAGCGTCAGAAGCAGACGGCACTTGAGTTTGCGGAAAACGTTCGTAAAGAAAACGAAAGCTTGAAGCAGCGGCTTGAAAATCTTGATAAGGGATATCAAGAAGAGTTTGATAGTCGCGTCACTTCTCAGATTGACTCAGCAAAGCGTATTCTCAAGGACGCTCATGAGAGCGGAGATGTAGATCGTCTTGTTGAAGCGCAAGAAGCTCTTGCTCAGTTAACTGCTGAAAAGCAGAAGCTCTCTGCTGTTAAAAGGGAAGTTGAAACTGCGGAACAGGCGCCACAGCCTCAAGCACAGCCTCAAGCACAGCCTCAAGCACAACCGCAACAGAGACAGCCTGACCCAGACCCGAAAGCTCAAGCTTGGGCGGAAAGGAACCCTTGGTTTGGCACAGACGAAGTTATGACGTATGCGGCCTTCGCAATACATCGAAGGTTGTTTGAGGATGAAGGATTTGACCCCACTTCAGATGAGTACTATAGTGAAATAGATAACCGTCTTTTGTCTGAGTTTCCTCAGAAACTTGGTTCAAAGAACGGTAGCAACGGGGGGACTCAGAAGGTTGCGTCAGCCGAGAGTTCCAAATCCCGCAACAAGGGTGGACGTAAAAAAGTGCGGTTGAGCCCGTCACAAATTGCGATTGCCAAGAAGCTGAATGTGCCGCTTGAAGAATACGCAAAATATGTGAGGGATTGATCATGAGTACCGAGAACACTACTCGCCAGAAGTCACCTAAGACGCCTAGGGCCAATAGCACACGCGAACAACAGAAGCGTTCTACTCCGTGGCGGCCGCCGTCTATGTTAGACGCCCCACCTGCACCTGAAGGTTACAGGCATAGGTGGATAAGAGCAGAGGTCATGGGTTTTGATGACCGTAAAAACATATCAGCAAGATCCCGTGAGGGATGGGAGTTGGTACGTGGTGACGAATACCCAGACTTCGAGATACCTACTGTTGAGGACGGTAAACATGCCGGCGTCATTGGTGTAGGTGGATTGCTCTTAGCACGGATACCGGATGAGATCGCTGACGAACGTAATGTTTACTTTAAAAACGTTGCTAGAGATCAGATGTCTGCTGTTGACAACGATTTGGCCCGAGAGCAGCACCCAGCTATGCCGATCAGCAAGCCTGAACGGCAGTCTAGTGTAACTTTTGGAGGCCCTCGTAAGTTGGAGGGCTAATGGAGAGTGAAAGATGGCAAACTCTAATGGAGCGTTTGGGCTCAGACCGATTGCGAAGGTAGGTCAGAACTCAAACTCCACAGGTGTTTCAGGCTACACTCAATATGAAATCGCTAGTGGTAACAGCAATGTTATCTACCAAGGCAGCCCTGTCATTCCCCTTTCTACAGGGTTTATTGACATCGTGGGCGCTGCGGCAGGTGGCACTGTTGGTCTTCTTGGCGCGTTCATGGGGTGTGAGTACGTTTCTAGCACCACGGGCAAGCCCGTGTTTAGTAACTACTGGCCTGGATCTGGAGCGGACAGTAATCATCCTGTGAAAGCTTTTGTTGCGGATGATCCAATGCAGTTGTTCTTGATTGCTACGGATGCATCCATCACGAACGAAGCTGGTGCAAGGGCGGCAGTCTTTGCAAACGCCAACTTCTCTAGTGGTACAAGCGGAAGCACCACCACAGGAATGTCTTCGGCAGCATTGGCGGTGAGTACTATTAACACCACCGCTAACTTGAATCTTCGTATTATGGGTTGGCAAGATGACCCAGAAAACGCTGATTTCGCCGCCGCTGGCATTGGCATTATCGTTAGGTTGAACAACAACTTCAATAGCCCGAATGGTGCTATTGCGGGTGGTACTGTTTCAACCACTGGCGTATAAGGAGACGTTGAGAAATGGCTATTTCAAGAGCACAACTAGCAAAAGAGCTAGAGCCTGGCCTCAATGCCTTATTTGGACTTGAGTACGCTAGGTACGACGCAGAACATGCTGAAATTTTTGACACGGAATCTTCAGAGCGAGCCTTTGAAGAAGAAGTAATGTTGTCTGGCTTTGGCTCGGCACCAGTGAAGTCAGAAGGTTCGGCAGTTTCGTTCGATGACGCCCAAGAGGCGTACACGGCACGTTACACGATGGAAACGATTGCCTTGGCTTTCTCCATTACGGAAGAAGCTATTGAGGACAATCTCTATGATCGTCTGGCGTCTCGCTACACAAAGGCACTTGCTCGAAGCATGGCCAACACCAAACAGGTGAAGGCCGCAGCTGTTTTGAACAATGCGTTTGATAGCACCGTGACAGGTGGCGACGGCGTAGAGCTCTGCTCTACCGCACACCCACTGACGAGCGGAAACACTTTCCGTAACGAATTGGCTACGGCAGCGGACCTCAATGAGACGAGTCTTGAGAACTCTCTCATCGATATTGCTGCTTTTGTTGACGAGCGTGGGCTCAAGGTCTCAGTTCGAGGCTTGAAGCTCATTGTCCCGCCGGCATTGCAATTCGTAGCGGATCGTCTGCTTGAATCCACCCTTCGTGTTGGCACCGCAGATAATGACATCAACGCCATTCGGAACATGGGTATGCTTCCGCAAGGCTATGTTGTTAACCATTATCTGACGGATACGGACGCGTTCTTCATTAAGACCGATGCCCCTCGCGGCTTCGTTCATTTTGAACGTCTTCCGATTACGACCAAAATGGAAGGTGACTTTGACACTGGTAACGTTCGCTATAAAGCCCGTGAACGTTACAGCTTCGGTTTCTCCGACCCACGTTGTGTGTTTGGATCACCGGGAGCCTAACTTGGGATAGAGAGGGGGAAACCCCTCTCTTCTCATCTGGGACGATACTAGCCCTAGCGACTGGCCCAGCAGACGCTTACGAAGACTCTAGGGCGAAACCTTTCGTAAGGAGGAAAGCCAAATGGCAAAAACACATTTCTCAGGCCCGGTTCTGTTTTCTTCGGCCCGTGCATCTCTTGAAGGACTGAACATTGCGGCATGGCCCGATCAAGTTGTCTACATGGATGACTTCACGGGCGTGGCTTTAGATAACACCAATGATTGGACTGTGGTAAAAGACAGCAGTGCTTCTGCTGCTATTCTCGCTGACACTATCGGTGGCTTTGTGAAGCTGTCGTCTCAGGCAACCACTGATAATGACGGTGCGTCAATTCAAGGTAATGAAATTTTTGGATTACCTAGCACGGCTGGTGAGAAGCTTTACTTTGAGGCTCGATTCTCTATGTCGGATGCTGATCAAATGGATCTGTTCATTGGTCTCTGCGAGAACTTTGCTACTAATCCAGAAAACTGTCTTGCCGCGTCAAACCGGATCGGATTTCAGATCGATGATGGTGATGCAACCCCGCATCTGATTTCAGAGTCTGGTGATACTGAAACCGATACCACTCTCGCAGCGGCGAATGACTTTGCTGACGATACTAACGTCACTGTTAGCTTTGTCGCTACGAAGGGCACAAGCACCGACACGGTTCAGTATTATATCAACCGTTCTCTTGTTGGTACGCACACCACCAACATTCCTACCGCTAATATGGCGGCAGCGGCGATGGAGATTTCTGGTAATGCTACAGGAACTAAGTCGATGTCGATTGATTACATCCTTGTCGCTCAAGATCGCGGTGTTAGCTATTAAGGAGAAGACTTATGGCTAAACGAGCGCGAACGAAATCAGGAAAGTTTGTAGCAGACGATCCCTCTACGCCTGACGTAAATGAGGCGTTTGTTCAGGAGAAGCCGAAGAAAAAAGCTTCTAAAAAGTCTGCTATGGACCTTCCTCCAGAGGGGAGCGCAGAGCGTAAGCGCCTTGTCCTGATGGGTGTAATCAAGGAGTAGGTTATGGCCGATACTTTTACGGAGAAGGTGATAGAAGACGGGCCGAGGAAGCTTGTCAAATCTTTCGCCTACACATATGTGGACACTGGGCAAAGTGCGGTCTTGGCAATCGATGTTTCTGGTTTAAACACCCGCCAAGACGGAACGGTTTGCACAAATCTCAGAATCAATAAAATATGGTTCTCTACCATAGGTCTGTCCTTGAAGATTCTTTTTGATGCAAGCACAGATACTTTAGCGGTAGAGCTTCCTTCAGATTATCAAGGGGAGTTTGATTTCTCTTCTTTTGGAGGTCTTTTGAATTCTGCGAGTAGTCCAACGGGGGATATACGATTTACTACCGTTGGTCATGGATCTGGTGACACTTACACAGTGGTTCTTGAATGCACTAAGGAATACTAAAAGCCATGGCTACTTCAGGTTCCGTTGATTTCAACTTGAACATGGCTGATGTCATTGAAGAGGCCTACGAGAGGTGCGGTCTTGAACTCCGCACGGGCTATGACGCCGCCACTGCAAGACGTTCTTTAAACTTATTGTTTGCAGAGTGGGCAAACAGAGGTTTGAACCTGTGGACAGTTGAGCAGAAGACATTGACTTTTGCTCGACTCTCCTCCTCTTCTTCCATAGCAACATATCCAATTGGCACAATCACGATGACCGTGTCATCGTCCTCTGGATTCTCTGTGGGAGAGTCTATAAGCGGAGGAACCAGCGGGGCCTCGGCTTCCGTTATTACAAAACCTTCTGGCACCACAATGACCATAACGATACCTGTAGGAACGTTTACTGCTACAGAAACGATTACGGGCGCATCTAGTTCTGCTACCGCTACAGTGACATCTGTATCAGACCTTTCAGATGTCCAGGCTACGGTTGATGTTTTAGAGGCTGTAGTGCGGCGTTCTGGTACAGATATTAGCACCAGCCGAATTGGTAGACAGGATTATCTGACGATACCAGACAAGACCACTCAGGGTCGGCCAACGCAGTTCTTCGTAGACCGTCAGATCACCCCTACGATTACGGTTTGGCCCTCTCCTGAGAACTCTACGGATCAACTAATATATTACAGGGTGAGGCGCATGGAAGACATTGATGCGTCTATAAACAACGCAGATATCCCGTTTCGGTTTCTTCCCTGTTTAGTTGCGGGTTTATCGTACTATCTGTCGGTAAAGAAGGCGCCCGAAAGGATTGGGACCTTAAAAGACCTATATGAGGAAGAGTTCTATAGGGCGGCGTCAGAGGATGGCGAAAGAGTATCTCTCAGGCTTGTGCCGAGTTACAGCTCGCTGAGTGTGACGTAATGGGGAGATACGCTTCTGGAAGATACGCCCTAGGAATATCGGATCGTTCTGGTAGAGCGTACAAGCTAACGGACATGATCCGGGAGTGGAACAACTCTCTGGTAGGTAAAGACGAGTACGAATCTAAACACCCTCAACTTGAGCCTCGCCCTGTCAGAGCGGACCCACAAGCGTTAAGGATTAGCCGTTCAGATCGATCTGAACCCGCCGTCACGGTTCTGTTGAAGTTTAACGCTTTTAAGTCTGGAAACAGTGGAACTTCTACGATTACTGTTTCTGAACTGAATCACGGGCGCCTTACTGGAGATACTGTTCGTTTCCGATCTGTTGAAGCATTTGACGGTTTTACCTCATCAAATCTACAATCTGCGTCTGGGTACTCAATTACAAAAGTAAATGATGATACATACACATTTTCTGCGGGTAGCGAGACCGCGACATCTGGTAATACGACAGGAGGTGGCGGCGTTGCGTCTGCCGGTCCTGTCACAGTGAGTGCGTGACATGGCATATACATTTACTACGTTAAAGACGGCAATACAGGATTATACGCAAAACACGGAGACAACATTCGTTAGTCAACTAACCCGGTTTATTCTTAATGCAGAGGAAAGAATCCTAAAAGAAGCGCAGCTTGATGTATTCAGGAAGAATGCGTCTGGCGTAACGACATCTGGCAACAAATACTTGTCCAAGCCTAGTGATTTTTTAGCGCAAAACTCTCTGAGTGTGATCAGCAGTTCTGAAAACAAATTTCTTTTATATAAACAAGTTACTTTTTTGCAGGACTATAACCCTAACCCAGCCACCACTGGACTGCCGTTGTATTATGCAGATTGGAACGACCAGAGCTTCCTCTTATCTCCGACGCCAGATGCGAACTATAATGTAGAGCTCCACTACTTCTTCCGTCCTGTTTCGATAACAGCCTCTGGAGACGGAACAAGTTACTTGGGCAACAATGCCGAGCTTGCTCTTCTATACGGAAGCCTAGTAGAGGCGTACACGTTCATGAAAGGTGAAGCGGACTTATTGCAGCTTTATAACGCTAGGTTTCAAGAGTCCTTACAGTGGATAAAGAACTTGGGCGAGGGTCTTCAGACTCGAGATCAGTATCGTTATGATCGTTTGAGAAGGGACGTGTCATAATGTTTGATAGTGATTCGACAACCGAGATCGCAAGCCCGTTCGTTTTCACCTCTACGAACCGAGGTCACTCGCCTGAAGAGATGGCTGAAATGGCTATGAATAAGATTATGGTTGTTTCTGATACAGCGCCGCCTGTTATCAAAGAACAAGCCTTGGCGCACCGGGAGCGATTGAAAGAGATACTGATCTTCTACATGAAGAGAATGGCGCAGAGCGAGAGAACTACGATTTGGGCTCTGATGAAACAACAGGGCCATGAGGACATGGCTGAAATCATAAGGAGGCTGTGATGGCTATTGGCTCATCCGCAATGTGCGGAACCTTCAAACGTGAGATACTTGCTGGGATACATCGTTTAACTGCTCATACTAGAGCGTCCAGTACGATATCTGCGGACACTTTTAAAGTGGCAATGTTTACGAATAGTGCGTCTATTGATGCCGATACTACTGGGTACACTACCAGTAACGAGGTATCTGGCACGAACTACTCTGCGGGGGGTGCCACATTGTCTAGTGTGACCATCGGACTTGCCGATAACAGTTCTGCTGTTCCTACAGCTTTCGTAGATTTCGCGGACACTACGTTTTCGTCCTCTACGATTTCAAGTGCCAGGGGAGCTTTGATTTATAATTCAACACTTTCTTCCGCAGGCACAGGCTCCACCACTAATCACGCAGCAGATCCAGCAGTAGCGGTCATTAACTTTGGTGGCGACAAGTCTTCCAGTGCGGGTGATTTTACCATTCAATATCCCGCTAATGATGCGAATAACGCAATTATCAGGATTAGTTGATGACATCGATCACTGGATGGAATAGAGGCGCTTGGAACTCTGGAGCTTGGAACAGTCCATCTCCGGTTGAGGTTACAGGTGTTTCTGCCGCCAGTGCAATAGGCACCGCTACGGTAAGTCTTCCCGTATCAATCAGTGTAACGGGTGTTTCTGCCGCCAGCGCGATAGGAACGGCAACTGCGACAGGTGTATCAAACGTAAGTGTAACGGGCGTATCCGCTGCCAGCGCGGTGGGTAGTCCAACGTTAATAACAAATTCCATTCTTTCTCCATCTGGAATTTCTGCCGCAACTAGTATAGGTTCGGCTCAAGTCAACTTTAGTTTTTCTGTAGAAGGAGTTTCTGCTGCTGGTCTGGTTAGTAATGCGGTAGTATGGAGTAGCATAGATAACTCTCAGACTTCAAACTTCAGCGAGATTGATGCGTCTCAGACGCCCAACTGGACACAGATAGCAGCATAAGGACGGTACGATGGCATCTTCATTTACAACGAACTTTGGCATTGAGAAAATTGGCTCTGGTGAACAGTCTGGAGCATGGGGGACGACCACCAATCACAACTTGGACCTTCTAGACCGCATAGCGTCATTCAAGGCTGTTGGGTTAACCGGCACTACTCACACGCTAACGGTTCGAGAGGCGTCTCCCGACGCTGGAACAGAGAACCTTCAAGATGGCATGTTTCGTGTCATAAAGTTTACAGGGGCGCTTGGTGCTAACAATACGGTTACTGTGGCTCCAAATACAACGACAGCATATTTTATCTTTATCAATGCGACGACGGACTCTGGTTCTAGTGGGCCGTACTCTGTGATCATATCGCAAGGATCTGGCGCTAACATAACCATACCGAATGGTCACACGGCAGTTGTCTTTTGTGATGGCGCGGGATCTGGAGCAGCAGTCACGGATGCGTTTGCAAGTTTGTATGTGTCGGATGCTCTGCGGATAGGTGACGGCACTGCCGAGGACACTAAAATTGTTTTTGATGGAAACGCACAGGACTTTTACATTGGCCTGGATGACTCTGCGGACGATCTTGTAATCGGTTCAGGTTCCGTTGTCGGCACAACGCCAGCCGTATCCATAGATGAAAACCAAGCTGTGGTGTTCCCAGCAGCAGCGGTAACCATAGGTGACGGCACGGCTGAAGACACAAAACTTGTTTTTGACGGCAACGCAAAAGACTTCTACGTGGGCCTAGACGACAGCGCTGACAAGTTGGTGGTCGGCGTGGGCTCTACTGTTGGAACGAGCGGTGTTATGACGATAGACGATGATGCTGTTACGATTGGTGACGGCGCGGAGGTTGACACCAAGATCGTTTATGACGGCAACGCGAAAGATTTCTATGTTGGACTAGACGATAGTGCCGATAAATTCGTAATCGGTGTAGGTTCCACTGTAGGAACGAACTCCATACTTACCATGGACGACGACTCTGTAACATTGGGAGATGGTGCAGAAGTTGATTCAAAGCTTGTCTTTGACGGTAATGCTCAAGATTTTTACATAGCACTAGATGACTCAGCCGATGACCTTGTGTTTGGACAAGGGTCAACGGTTGGTAGCAACGTCGCGTTTGCGATTGATGAAAATCAAGTTACCAGCTTCAGCCATGCGGCGGTGGGCTCAACTCAAACAGCTTCGGTTTCTGGTAACACCACATTGGATTTTCAAACATATCAGAATTTTGTTTTGACCTTCACGGCCAATGTAACCTTCGACAACCCATCAACTGAGGCTGTTGGTCAGTCTGGGTTTATTATTATTATTCATAATGGGGCGGGAAGAACTCTTGCGTTAGGGACTGATTACGAGACGGCGGGTGGTGCGGGACTGACACTCTCGTCAACGGCATCCGCAGTTGATGTCGTGCCGTATGTAGTTAAAGCAAGCGGGTCCATTCAGTTGGGTGCCGCGCAGTTGGCGTTCGCATAATGCCTATATGGTCACCAGCATTTTTTGGTTCAGGCGCGTCATCTGACTTCGTTATTGAAGACTCAGTCTGGTTTGATGGGACTGGTGGTGCGGATGTCTTGCAACGAACGCCATTTGTAGCAGGAACCAGTAACAAGAAGTTTGTTCTAGCGGGGTGGATGAAATGCCTTACAGACACTCCTGCAAACTATACATTAGTCGGAAACACGGGTGCAGCCGATAACACGGTGTTGATTTGGGGAAACGACACAGGATCTTGGCGACTTCGTTGGACTAACTCAATTTCTACAGTTTTTCAAACTGGCGATTTATCGCGTGATCCAACGGCGTGGCTGCATTGGTGCTTGGCAGTAGATACGACACAATCTACGGACACGAATCGAGTTAAGTTTTATCTTAACGGCACGGAGGTCAATAACTACGGCTCAACAAGTTACCCCGCACAAGATGCTACTACACTTTGGAACAGCACAACGACTCAAGAAATTCATCAAGCTGGTGGCCCACCGATGATCCTTGCCCAGCTTGTAAACCTTGACGGTCAAAGTATTGTTGGGGGTGATCTTGCAATTACTGATCTGGTCGGTTCGGATAGAAACGGTGTTCCGATCCCGGTTGATGTTTCTGGATTAACATATGGTACAAACGGCTGGCTTTTAAACTTTGATCAATCCGGTTTGTTAGGCGCAAGCAGTAATTCTTCGACAAACCCAACTGTTTCATTCTTGGGTTCAGATGTGCAAGGTCTGGGGTCTACCCATACGGTTTCAAATGCCACACTTGGAACCGCTGCAAGCAACCGTAGCATCGTCATTGCGGCAGGGGGAGCAAGAAATAATGCTGGAACAAGAACCGCTACTTGTACAGTAGGTGGTGTTACTGCAACAGAGATAGTTAGAAGTTTTGGAACTAACCCTAATTGCTTATATTTCTTTATTATTGACGTACCCAGTAATACGGAAGCAGATATTGTTGTAAGTTACAGTGGTGGTAATAATAATATGGATGCTTCTGGTATTGCTTGGTGGCGTGTGCTTGATGCTGGTCAACCTATATCAATAAGCACTGCTAATGCTGATGGATGGTCAAGTTTACCTATCACAAATATAGGACAGAGCGGTGACGTAACATTATATGGATTATTCGACAGTGGAAATGTTACTGCTTTTAATTGGTCAGATGCTACAGAAAGGGCTGATCACTCTAATATAAGAGGTAGTAGCACAACCTTTTTAAGTTTTACCGCCGCTGATTATTCCTACACTAGTGGAGAAAGCCACACAGAAACAGTTACCACTGCGAGTGGTTCAGGTAACGAAACAAGTTTTGCTGCAATTACACTTAGTAATAATAATTCATTTGCATCAACCAGTTTAGCCGCAGCTAATCAAATCACCGACACGCCTACTGATGATGCTGAGACGATTGGAAATTATGTAACTTGGAACTCAGTAGATAAAGATAGCAACGTCACTTTATCAGAAGGGAATACAGTAGCAGAACAAGATAGCAATACTTCATTCAAAAATGTTTTTGCAACGCAAGTTGTTCCTAGTAGTGGCAAATGGGTTTGGGAGATTAAGCAATCCGGTGGTCAGCCTTTTGCAGGATATGCGACAACCGGAGTAGCTTCTACGGATGTGTCGCGATCTATTGGTCGGAGTGGCTCTGGCGCAATCACTTTTGATTACCAAACAAGCTCTAACAAGATTAGGAAGTTCGGCGGTGGAACAACAGAAGCTGACTATGCTACTAGCGTGAGTATGTCTAGCGGTGAAGCATTTCAGTTTGCAATAGACTCAGACGCCGAAGAACTAGAGATTTTTGTTAACAATACGCAAGAAGGAAGCACATTAGACATAAGCAGCTTAACAAAGCCCTATAAAATTATATCGCAAATTGCTTCAAACGGAACGGTTGATCATACGTTAGTTGCGAACTCTGCTGATTTTGAAAATAACGTACCAACAGGATACAAGACTATAAACACCGCCAATCTCCCAGCTCCCACGGTGAAAGACCCTGATGATGGATATGTTCAAGTGCTCGACACTGGTGCAAATATTCAATCAGCGTTGGCTACGGCACGATCTGGTTACAGCACATACATGGAAGTATTTAAAGATTTAGATAGCACTACGATATGGCAAGTTCGTTTTTCCGATGATACCAGCAACGGTCTCGATTTTGAAAGCACCGCTGCCAAAACTACATTTGCTGCACCTTCTGGCTCTAACAATTTTCTTGGTTGGGCGTTTAACATGAACGCAACCCACGGGATGTTCACCGCTGAAGTCAGCCATACGAACGGCTCAGATACCAACACTGCACATTCGTTAGGTGCAGGGTTAAAGATGGCAGTCGTTAAAATCACAAATACAACTGGTGCTTGGTATTGGAGACATCCCGGCATGACATCAGGCTACAACATCGAGTGGAATCAACACACAACGGGTGAACAAAACAGTAAATTTTATGCAGACATTGATGACACAAACGTCATCGTAAAATCAGCCGCACCAACTGGAACGTATCGCGTCATCGCGATTGTTGAAGTCGAAGGATTTTCAAGCCTAGCAACAATGGTAGGTAATGGTAGTGCTGATGGACCTTTTGTCTACACCGGGATGCAACCAGAGTTCATGATGTGTCGTCGTCACACAGGCGGTGTAAATACATTCGCGTATGTTCGCCAAGGCCATAACCCAGAGAATACCATGCTTGAATTTGATGATCCGGGGGGAACGTCTGTTAATACGGGTGCAGATAAAGATTGGTGTGCTAATGGTTTTAAGCAAAGAACAGATAGTAATGACTTTAACCAAGATACGGTAAGAAACTTTTTTTGGTCAATAGGGCGTCCCTTTGGCGGGTCTGGAGTAGCGCAGGCAAAGGCGAGGTAATAAGAGCATGGCGCAAAAAGTAGAGGCCAAGATAGCTAGGAAAGTAATTCGTCGCAGAAACAAACCTGTTTATCTTCGGCACCGGAAGAAGTTGGGTCCAAAGTCGCATATGCGCGTAAGATAGATTGGAGAAAGATAATGACCACAGTATACAAAGTTAATGGTCAAACAATTAAACCGGGCCGCGCATGGAGAGATGCGGACGGCACTCTACAGCCTAAGAACTGGCAAATTTGGTCTGCTGATGAGAAAAAAGCGGCGGGTATTTCTGAGGTTGTAATGCAACCGTTCCCCGATGAGCGGCTTTATCTATCCTCGCACAATGCAGATGGCAGTGTAAACTCAACACCTTTATCCTTAGACGATACGGTGCGTCAGACAGAAGTGCGAAACTCAGACGGAGTGTGGATTTTCTTAGATCCCGATAATAAGGAGGTTCTCGACGCTGATAGAGTCGAAGACGTCAAGTACACGCATAAGATGGAAGACGTCTTAGATGCTGACGGGAATAAAATTATAACTCCCGGTGTGAAAACGAAATTAAAGGATGAAGTAAAGAAACAACAAGAATCACTTCTTTTCCAAACTGATTGGGCGGTGGTGAGGAAGGCTGACAAAGGCACTGCTATACCGTCCAATATACAAACATGGCGGGACGCCATCCGCACCAAAGCAACAGAGATGGAAACAGCCATTGACAACGCTGCGGACACGGCGGCGGTTGAGGCTTTGTTTCTCAAGTGGACAACGGACAGTGACGGCAAGACCACCAAGTCCGGTATTTTATATGATTGGCCTGAACTCGGATCTTAATCATGCCACTGACTAAGATTACTTTTAAGCCAGGTATAAACAGAGAATCGACATCGTATGCCGCTGAAAACGGCTGGTTTGATTCTAACCTCATACGATTTCGTAAGGGGCGCCCTGAGAAGATGGGTGGCTGGCAGAAGATTAGTTCAAACTCAGTAACGGGTACAACCCGATCTCTTCATACTTTTTCTGCGCTTGACGCTTCAAAGTTTATGGGCGTGGGCACAGAGAAAAAGTTTTTTATAGAAGAAGGTGGCACGTTTCATGACATAACGCCTTTGAGGCGTACACAGACACTAGGGTCAAACCCGATTACAACGGGCTCTTCTAGTAGTAGTGTGATCACCATCACAGACACAAACCACGGTGCTCGAACAGGTGACTTTGTCACGATATCTGGGGCAACAACAACGGATGGAATTACGGCGGCTCAGATAAACCTTGAGTTTGAGATCACCGTAGTTAACTCAAACACGTATACGGTGACGACAACGGGCAGTGCGTCTTCTGGCAGTACAGCTGGAGGTGGATCTTCCGTTGTTGCGGCATATCAGATCAGTGCGGGTCTAGGAGTTGTGGTTCCTGGCACAGGTTGGGGCGCGGGTCTATGGGGTGGTTATAATAGTTCTTTCTCTGAGACAACGCTTGATGGTGCGATTAACAACTCTGTCACGTCTTTCTCTCTAACCTCTGCAACAGATTTTGAGACAGCTTCTACAACGTTATCTGCGGATATAACTGACGTAAGTACATCAATACCTCTTACGAACTCTTCGTCATTTCCAGCCAAGGGAACGATCTTGGTTGGTAGCGAAAAGATTGAATACGGCAACAATAACTCAAATGTCCTTTCTGACCTTACACGTGGCGCGGACAGTACAACGGCCGCCGCCGGCAGCAGTGGTGCGAGTGTGACGTTTGTTGGTCTTATGTTGATTGACAATGAGCTTGTCCAATATACAGGCAAGAGCACAAACACCATAAACGCAGGGGTAGTTCGCGGCGTTCGTGGTACAACGGCGGCAGCGCATGACGATGACGCTCCCGTTAAAGAAGCAAACGCCTTCGTAGGATGGGGCGAAGCTGCGAACATAACGACAGACGAGGGTTCAAACATTCGTCTCTGGTCCCAAGACAACTGGGGCGAAGACCTTATCTTCAATGCGTTCGACGGTACGATTTACTATTGGGATCGAACATTAGGAGTAAACGCCAGAGCGACCAGTCTTGCGTCACAGACCGGCGCGTCAGACGCACCTACGATTGTTCGTAAGACAATGATCTCCACAACAGACCGTCATGTGGTCTGCTTCGGCTGCAATCCTCGAGGTTCTACGGAACAAGACTTACTTGAAGTGCGCTGGTCTGATCAGGAGGATCCATTCAATTGGACGCCCACAGTTACGAACACGGCTGGTGGCGTTCGCTTGTCTGCTGGCTCGGAGATCATTACTGCTGTCAAGACTCGACAAGAAATATTGATTTGGACGGACGTTAACCTTCACGCCATGCGGTTTGTTGGTCCAGACGATATCTTCTCTTTTGCGCTTGTTGCTAGTAATACGTCGATTATAGGTTTCAACGCCGCTGTGACTGTGGGGGACCGTACTTTCTGGATGGGCCGTAACAACTTCTATGTATACGCTGGTCGATTGCAGGTCATACCATGCACGGTTCTAGATCATGTGTTTTCAAATATTAACACAGCTCAGAACTTTAAATTTTTCGCAGCGTCGAACAAACTTTTTGATGAGATCTTTTGGTTTTATGCGTCAGCAAGTTCCGATGAGATCGACAGGTACGTTAAGTTCAATCATGTTGAAGGAACTTGGGACATTGGGACCTTGGCTAGAACGGCTTGGGTAGACTTAGGGGTTCATGACAACCCAAGAGGTGCGGGATCTGCTAGTAGCTCTGAGTTTATTTATTCTCATGAATCTGGTCAGAACGATGATGGCAGTGCTATGAACTGTTTTATTGAGTCTGCCGACTTTGACCTTGGTGACGGCGAACAATTCATGTTTGTAGATAAACTGATTCCTGACGTTCGGCTAAGTGACACCAGCGGTGATAGCAGTGGATCAGTAGACTACGTTATAAAGACACGCAACTTCCCCCTTGAATCCCTGACCACGAACTCTACGAGCACGATTGTCAGTTCTACTCAACAAGCATTTATGAGAGCTCGAGGCCGTCAGGCGGTTGTGAGGATTCAGAGTGATTCTACCGACCTCAATTGGACATTGGGTGATCTTCGTCTGAACCTTAGACCTGATGGGAGACGGTAATGGCCAAGCTTCTTGATCAGGAGCTTCCACAAGCTCCCGTCACATACGAGGTAGAGGTGTTCGACCTTATCTTTAGCGATGTCGAACGAGCTCTTTCAACAAAAGAATTTCCTAGCGTTGTAGCGGATCGTGACGATGTCCATAGCATAAACTGGTTCATGAGCTAATGGCGATTGCGTACAAAAATGTAACCACTTTAGTGGGTAGCACAGGGGATATAACGGTGTACACGTGCCCTAGTGTTACGCAGTCTATAATCAAGAACATAAATTTGTATAATAGCCACAGTGGGACTATAGTGATATTCCCTAAGATTACCGATAGCTCCGCATCTGTTACGGCTACTTTGCAGAAGATAAGTCTCGGAACTCTCGCACAAACGTCCCTTGCTGGACCTTTTGTATTGGAAGCAAGTGACGTTCTGATATTGAACTGTGACACTGCATCCAAGATTTTTGCAGTAGCTAGTATATTAGAGGTGTCGTAATGCAGGCTGTAGGACCTAAATACGAAGGGGAGCCCACCGTAGAGGCGCTTGCAAACGGCCTTGCTTCACTAGGTCGATACGGTGATTCCTACATGGTTCACGCCGCCGAGGGCGAGACGGTTGTTCCGAAAGAAGTTCTGGAAGCGAACCCCGGCCTGAAGAACCAGCTTCTCTGGCAAATGAAGATGATGGGTATTGAGAACCCGAATCGCTACGTTGTGGGTAGCGAGTTTAACTCAATTAACCCAGTCACAGGTCAGCCTGAATTCTTTTTCAAGAAGGTCTTCAAGGCCGTCAAGAACGTATTCAAAAAAGTTCTACCCGTCGCTGCTCCCATCATTGGTAACATGATTGCACCGGGTATCGGCGGTCCTGTCGCCGCAGCTTTGAGTGCGAAGCTGACAGGGGGCTCCATGAGCGATGCCCTCAAACAAGCCGCGTTTGCCTATGGGGCGCAGACCCTTGGTTCAGGAATCATGGGCGCTACAGGTGGGGGTGGCATGTCTGGCTTTATGGAGGGACTCAAGAGCGGAGCTTTGGCGCCTATTGAAGCAGCAAGCAATATCTTTGCATCAGGGCCCACGAATCCTTTACAGCAAGGTATCTTTGGCAATGTGAACGCTGCTACACGTGGCCTTAACGTAGATACGATCTTCCCGCAGTATGATCCTAATGCTGCTGGAGTTGTAGGAACGTCCGTTGCAACGCCAAGTGGGGTAGCAAGCGCGAATACGGGAGTTCCAAGTGGACAACTTCCAGCAGGGCCACCTCTTCCCGGCGCTATGACGATGCTTAGTGAGCCCACTAACGTAGCCTCTTCAGGATTCTTGAGTGGTATTTCTCCGGGCGTAATGGACAAATTAAAGGTAGCAGGTATTTTAGGCGCTGGAGGGCTCGCTCTTGGTGCTCTAACTCAAGAAGAGGTATCTGAGTTTGAAAGTATGCAGCCGAATGATCCTAGAAGAGCAGTGTATGATCAGTATAAGAACCTGACTCCTGA